GTTTATGGTATTGCCGAGCAATTGTTTTGCAATTGTTTTGCATTGTTTTGCATTGTCTCTAAGATCGTTAAGGCCGGTACCCCAGGGTGCACGATCGAGCAAGACGACGCCAAGTCCGGCCCTTAGAGAGGTCTAAGATGCCATCTGATTTTTTGACAGTGGCATACCGTGGGGGGCGTTGGCCTCTCCCAAAAAATTTTATATTAAAAAATCATTCTCAAAAAAATTTTACGAACTTCAGAATTTTTTTTGGAGAAAATTTGAAGTTAAAAACAAGAAGAAAAAGAAAAGTTGTCTTAGACCTTTTCTGTGGACAGGGTGGTGCTGCCCTAGGGTATAGACAAGCTGGTTTTGATGTTGTTGGAGTGGACATTCTCCCGCAACCTAGATATCCGTTTTCTTTTATACAAACTGATATTACAAAAGGAATACAAAAGATAGTTAGAGAAGTTAAACCTGATCTTATACACGCTTCACCACCATGCCAAGCATACTCCAAAGCTTGTCAAGGACTTGTACTTAAACCACACCTTAAACTTATTCCAGAAGTAAGAAGAAGATTACAAAAAACAAAACTTCCATATATTATTGAAAATGTTTATGGAGCACCGTTACAGAAAACACAGCATGAAGTTCTTCTTCTTTGCGGAAGTATGTTTTTTAAGCCACTCCAGCGACATAGATATTTTGAAACAACACTTCATGTTCCACAACCGCAATGTAATCATATGATATTTGAAATGATGCCACGACGTTTCTGGTATCAAAACACACGTGGACCACAGATTGGTCCTACCGGTAAAGCAGGTCATTGGTCCCGGATACTTACTGTTTATGGAAGTTCTACAGGTTCTACAAAAGCTGATCGAGTAGAAGTTATGGAGATGCCCTGGGCAACAATGCGAGGTATGGCGGAAGCGATACCACCTTATTTTACCCATTATATTGGAAGTTATGTGAAAGGGAAATTGTGACGACCAAAGTAGAACTTCTTACAGAATGGACAAAGTCTCCCGGTAACCGAATAATCGGTAGAACTTCTTACCGGGAGACCTATATAACCGAAACAGGACTTGCTATCTATATTTCAGAAGCGTCAGCATACCGGGGCATTACGTCGCTCCCGGATATAGATCGTTACCTTAGCGATAATGATAATTCCCAGAACGATCGTGATCGGAATCCAGAGAATAAGAAGGATTACATAAGCAATATAGAAAAATAGTCCTATTGCGATAGGAATAATCATGATGGCTGAGATCATTTTTCCTACATCATCAGAAAAATCTGCCATGCGGCCATGACCAAGGATACGGTGACGATGACGATAATGTGACATAATATTTTCTCCTCGTGGATGGGTGTTCTTATATTGTAGCACATCAAGTGAGAACCATCGAGTCTTGTGACTTAACTCACATCGAAAGTTGGAAAATGGATCAACAAAATTTGATAAAAATGATCACTGCAATTAATAATATGAAAGATTTTGAAAATAAAGAAGCACCAGGAACGGAATATAAGGAGATAGATAATAGAATAACATATTTACGGATATCTTTACAACTTCATAGTAATAATGAAAGTTATAATTGGAAAGATATTGTAGTACTTGCGGAACAAATACGAGCTTGGGCTGAAGGCGGCATGTACTTAGATATTGAAGCAGCGTGGAAACAAATACCTAAAGAAGAAGAAGGTGGTTAAATTGACTCTTAATTCTAATGATTTTCTAAAACTGAAACCAGTTAACTCTCAAGAATATGAGAACGCCGCGCTGAAGCTTGTGGAGTATGTTCAGTCAGAAACGTTTACTCGTATTCTCTGCGTGGCTCTCAGTGTGCTTAGCAACGGTATGGCTTGCTTAGCCCCGGATGCCCATCCTGCCGGAGATGATGCGATAATAAAACGTGCTGAATTCTTTCGTAAATATGTCTTCAATGGGAGTGCAGACTGATGCCGCAGCAAATTCGTAAAGGTCTTATAGGTAAGACTCCGCGTAAAGTTCCTATCACTCCAACTACTCCAGTAGAGAGGAAGCCTCATATTCCAACAGGTGATGCTGAAGATATTAATAAGGCATCTAATTTACCAGTATATAAAGGCAATTGCTTTGTAGATTATGATCATACTAAATTAGCAGATTATGAGATGGAGTTATTTGAAACAGATGTACAGCTTCCTAATAGTCCGGTAAAAGCTAGGGTAAAGGTTTGTTTATACCATAAAGCACAAATGGAATCTTTGAAAAAAGATGAACTTAGTGCTATTCGGGCTATGTCGATAGCACCTTACGGTAAGTGTCATATTTGTGAATTACCAGTAGGAATTAGGGAAGAGAATACTCCTTTGCCGGATAAGCCTGGAGATACAGTACCGGTTACTTTTTGGGAACATTTAGATGATCCTATTATTGTTTGTCATGAGCGATGCGTATGCAAGGCGGAAGTAAAAAGTAATGAAGATCCTGATATAAAGAAGCGTACAGGGGGTCGTGTAGGTAGACATCGCCGAATTAGTTTAGTATGAGTAAACATACAAGTGAACTTGAAAATTGGCGTATAAAAAGCGCTAAAGGTTCACTTACTCAAATTTTTGGTATAGCTATAAATAATTTAGATCGGATACTTATACCATCAGAAGATAAAGATATTTTAATTACAGATATAGTAGAATTAAATAAAAAGATCCATTCTATTATTGACAAACAAGGAATTAAAGAATGAAATATGTAGAAGATTTAAAAAGTAATAAAGTACCATGGGTATTAGGGAGGTGGCCCCAAACAGATCAAGAATTATGGTTATTTGTTAAAGCTGTATGGGGAGTAGAAATACCCTACCGCGCTATCTGTCCTGGTCATGTATCTCCTTTTCAGGCATTTGCTGATGCCTACTTTGCTAGACATACAATGGCTATTTGGGAAGGAAGTCGTGGGTTTTCTGGCAAGACATTTACATTAGCCCTATTATCTTGTACGGAGATGTTATCATTACGTTGTTTTGTTACAATTCTAGGTGGAAGTGCTGAACAGTCTCTTCGTGTCCATGAAGCAATGCAGACATTTTTAGATTCGGATAATACACCACCATCGGTAAAAGGTTTAGTAGATATTATGACGCGTTTTGATACGCGGTTATTAAATGGTGCAAAAGCACGTACTCTTATGGCATCACAGAAATCAGTACGTGGACCTCATCCACAAAGGCTTCGTCTTGATGAAGTTGATGAAATGGATTGGGAATTATTTAAGGCTGCACAAGGACAGCCTATGAGAAGCAGACGAGTACCTAATGTAGAAACACAGACAGTTGCTAGTTCGACTCATCAACATTGTCTTGCTGGAAAAAGTTTAGTAAAAATAAGAACGGGGGAAGTGCAGATAGATAAAATAAAACCCGGCACCGATGTTTTTACCAGTGCCGGGTGGAAAAAAGTTATTCGTATTTATAATAATGGTGTAAAAGAAGTTGTAGATGTAAAATTGTCTAATGGTAAAACTTTAACATGTACCCCAGATCATTTAATTCATACTAATATAGGTTGGTTACCGGCGCTTGCTCTCACGTCTTCTAGCATTATCACAGGGGCGACATCTACGTCTATTTTTATTATAAGTCTCAACAGTATAAGGTCCACTACATTTAGGGCATACGGTTTTTCTAATATTGATACCGGCAGGGGAATTGCTACGGTGGACATTGATTTTGTCAGTAACAGGTTCAAGATGGCTAGGTCTACAACAAGGCCGATTTTTACACAAGTGGTCAAGCGGGAGCTTGGACTTGTATCCTTTCCACAAAGTAAAAGCAGCGATATGGGCAAGAGCAAACTTGATGTTACTAGTACCGCCACCAAGTCTACCGTAACCTCCTTTGTCAATACTAAGTTGCCAAACCCAGCATTTAGTCTTGTACCCACAATCAATTTTCTCGATACGGGCAAGAATGTATGCTTTATTAACAACTATTCTAGGAACATGGGGCTTACACTTAAGACAATAGCCTTTCCAATTACTGTTACGATTGGCAACGGTATTTCCACATATCTTACACATTCGGTTCATGCTACGAGTGTATCACATGGTGGGGTAGAAGCAGTATATGATCTTGAAGTAGAAGATCAACATGAATATGTGGCTGAAGGTGTGTTAGTACACAATTGTGATGGTACAATGACTAAAATAAAGCAAGAGGCTAAGGTAAAAGGATGGCCTTTGTTTCGCTGGTGTTACAAAGAAACAAGTGCATTGGCTTATGGTGGTTGGCTTCAACAGGATGAGATAGAACGTAAGCGGCACGAGATCAGTGCCGAAATGTGGAAGATGGAGTATGATCTCTTAGAGCCTAACTTTGAAGGTCGGGCTATAGACGCTTTAGCATTAGAACGGATGTTTGATCCGGCTTTAGGTACGTATAAGGGGGTTCCTCACAGATACCACCAATTCTTTGATCCTCGCCGAGATAGAGACTATATCACTGGAGTAGATTGGGCTAAAGAAAAAGACTTTACGGTAGTGTGGACTTGGGACACTACTACATTGCCATGGATGTGTGTTGCTTTTCAGCGATTCAATAGATTACCTTGGCCTGTTATACTAAAGATGGTGAATATGAGATTGGCTAGATGGGGAGGTAAATTTATACATGATGCTACTGGATTAGGTAATGTTACTTCGGATTTGTTGGTTATACCAGAGAATATGTCACCTAGGGATGTAAAGAATCAAATATTAGCTGGTAGAGAACGATCAGAAATTCTATCAGAGTATGTAGCAGCTATTGAGAACGATAGCTTTAAAGCCCCTCGTATTCTATGGGCTTATGACGAACATAGATTTTGTAATAATGACAATCTATATGGTAGAGAGCATTTACCAGACTCTATCTGTGCAGCAGCATTAGCTTGGCATATGAGAAAGAAGAGCACTAGACGGTCTTATATAGTTGAACCAGATGTAACTAGTGATGCGGTTACTCGTGAGACAGGGATAAGTCCGTGGAAGTTAGTATAATTAGGAGGTGACTAATGGTATTCACTAACTTAGACAAAGTTCCAGTTACAGCACAATATTTAGATTATGATGGTACTCCACAAATAGGATCTGTGTCTTTTATTCCACTTACGGTAGCAATAGATGGTGTTGGTAAGAAAATATTAATACCTAAACGATATATTGCTTTATTAGATAGTAATGGTACAATAAATATTAATATTCCAGCAAGTGATGATCCAGATATACAACCACTTAATATGCCGTATACAATTATTGAAAATATTACGAATGGCCGAGTTTTTACAAATGTTATAATCCCTTATGCAAATAAAAATATAGGTTTTGATTTAAGTACAATATTAACAGCAGATAGTGGAACAGGAGCATTTTATAATGCAGTTGGGGCTACTGGTCCTACCGGCCCATCTGGTGGTCCTACTGGTCCAACCGGGGTTACTGGTCCGGTAGGTGCTACTGGTCCGTCTGGGGGTCCTACAGGGGCAACGGGGCCTACAGGGCCTACCGGTCCTTCAGGCGGCCCTACGGGACCAGCGGGGCCTCCTTTACGTGGTTTATATAATGTAGCTTCTGATCCATATGATGCAACGATTGGTTCTACTGCTACTGCTAATCGTGTTGCTATACAAGCTGCTCTTGATGCAGCAAATTCTGTTGGTGGTGGAGTTGTTGTTATACCAGAAGGTACTTATTTAATAAATATTATTCCTAGCGGAGATCATGCTTTAACTATATATTCTAATGTTACTCTTATGGGATATGGTAGTGGTTCTATATTAAAGTTAGCAAATAGTGTTGGTAATTATTTTTCTATGATTTCAACAGGTACTGGATATGGTACAATATCCCATGGCGTAACAATTAAAGATTTGTATTTAGATCAAAATAATACTAATAATGCTATTAGTTCAACACTTAATAGTTTGTCGCAACCTCGGGATCTTTTTGGAGTGTCTCCTTATACTACATATGCTTTATTACCAAGATTGGCTATATGTCTTATTGGTGGTTCAGATATTAAAGTTGAAAATGTAAATATTAATGATGCTGATTCTATAAATTGTATGTATATTGGTGGTAATACTTCAACAAATATTACAATAAAAAATAATCATTTAACAAACATTGGTACTTCTCCGGTAACTCACGACCATTCATCTATTTATGTTACAGGTACCGGAGTCGATGTTTCATATAATGTGATGGAAGGTATTCTTGGGGCTAATGCTCCGACTACTGCTATTGAAACACATTGTTCACAACAAACTGTTTATTGTAATAAGATATCTGGTTATATGGCTGGTATAAATCTCACTGGTGTTTATAATAGTACTGTTTCTGAAAATGTGCTATGTACTAATAATTCTATTTATGATACACGTATTGGTATTGATATCTGGTCATATAATTCTATTACACCAGGTTTACGTAATTGTAAAGTAGCAAATAATATTATCCATCTTAACAGAGATGTTTGGGCTGCTGTTTTAGGTTCATTAACATATACTGCTGGTATTGTAACTAGTCCATCCAATACTGCTGGTATTCATAATCTTAATATAAGTGGTAACATTATTTACTCTAAACCAACGACATATACATATCAGGGGAGTAATGAAGCATATGGTTGCGGTATATTTATTTGGTATGTTGATCAGACATTAATTAATACAGATATGCGTATAACTAATAATACTATTATATCTGCTGAATCTGCTGGTATTCGCATTGCGGCTACTATACAGCGGCTGGACTGTGAAAATAATACTATTATTAATCCTGGACAAGCTTGTGCTCTTTCTGGTGGTCTTAGTACTTTGTATGCTGTAGGTGTATTTTTAGGTGGATCAGTAACAGACGCTTCCTTTAATTCTACTAGAGTAACAGATAATAGAGCGACTAGTCTTATTACTGCTGGTATTTATGGATTTATTTCAACAGCTAATTCACTTACTAGAGTCAGTGCTAGGGATATAAGAGTTACTTCTATTAATTCAGCTACTCTTGTACCAGATGTAGTTCAATCTAGTAATATTACAAATATCATAGCTACTACAATGTCACAACAATTATGGTCTACTCTTGGTAGATCGTATGGTTCTATTGGTGGTGTAGTTGGAACTTCAGGAATGGTAACAGGTAATACAGCAGTTGTGATACGAATAATACCAGATGAAATAAGGACAATAAATTGGTTACGCTGGTTTACTGGAGCTACAGCTTCAGGTAACTATGATATTGGTATTTATTCTGTTATTGGTACTACAGGTACTAAAATATGGGCTAAAGGTAGTACAGCATGGCCTTCAACTAATGTGTCGACTAAAGAAACCGTAGGCACTCCATATACAACAGTAACTGGTAAAGAGTTTTGGATAGCGTTTGTATCTAGTACAACGGCTGGATTGTTATACCAATTAATAGATCCTGCTGTATTATTGAAATGGGTAGACGATACGGCGCCAGCATATACATTTGCTACTTCATTACCGTTACCTACTACGTTATCAAGTCCTGGTACTAGTACTCGTCTACCATATATCGTGCTTGGCACATAGGAGGTGAGACATGCCAGTCGTTAATTTAAACAAAGTAGATGTCCAAGGTACCTACGTAGATTATGATGGTAATGCGTTATCGGGTACTGTAAAATTTACACCAAAATTAACAGTTATTGATGTAGCAGGACATCAAATACTTTTACCAAAATTATATACAGCTACTTTAGATGGATCAGGACATTTTCAAATAAGTCTTCCAGCTTCTGATGATCCAGATGTTACTCCTATTGGTTTGACTTATACAGTTACAGAAGTGTTAAGTGGTGGTACTAATCGTCCAGAATGGACTTTATATGTTCCTTATATCTTTTATATAAATTCAAATACTTTATGGCTATCGAATTTTTATCCAGATGCAGATACTGCTATAGTTCCGGCGCCTATAATTTTACAAGGTCCAACTGGTCCAACCGGACCTATTGGCATTACTGGTATAACAGGCCCAACTGGTGTTAGTTTTACTGGTGTTACAGGAGCTACAGGTCCAACTGGAGTAACCGGACCTATTGGCATTACTGGTATAACAGGCCCAACTGGTGTTAGTTTTACTGGTGCTACAGGTTCAACTGGCCCAACTGGTGCTACAGGAGTAACTGGCCCAATAGGTGTTACTGGAGTCACAGGTCCGTCTGGTGGTCCTACTGGAGCTACCGGCCCTACTGGAGCAGCAGGGGCTAATGGAGCAGCAGGAGTTACTGGTCCGATAGGAGTTACTGGAGCAACTGGTACGGCAGGAGCAGCAGGAGTTACAGGAGTAACAGGTCCAGCGGCTGCATCATTAGTGCCAGCAACCGCAGATGTAACAACTTCAGAATCAACAACTTCAACAGCATATACTGATTTAACAACTTCTGGTCCAGCAGTTACGGTTACATTGACGGCGGGTCAAGCTGTTATTGTGAATGTTAATGCTTCTATAGTTACTGGTAATACTGCTAGTGCATATGCAGGATATGCGATATCTGGTGTAGATACAGTGGCAGCTTCTGATGTTAATGCTGCTGCTATAAATGAAAATTCAGGAGGATATACTGATTATTTTGGATTAATTGCATCTCGTCAAACTGTTTATACTGCTGCTACTACAGGTAGCCATACTTTTACAATGAAGTATAAAGTTAGTAGTGGTACTGGCACTTATCTGAATCGTCGCATTATTGTAGATAATCCAGCAGGTATAGTTGGTGTTACTGGTTCAACTGGAGTAACAGGTTCAACTGGCCCAACTGGTGCTACAGGAGTAACTGGCCCAATAGGTGTTACTGGAGTCACAGGTCCGTCTGGTGGTCCTACTGGAGCTACCGGTCCAACCGGTCCAACCGGAGTAACTGGTAGTGGTGGTGCAGTTGGAGCTACCGGTCCAACCGGAGTAACTGGAGTAACTGGTAGTGGTGGTGCAGTTGGAGCTACCGGACCTACTGGAGTAACAGGAGTAACTGGGCCTACAGGACCGTCTGCTAGAGATATACAAATAAAAGTTATGGATGATACGACGCCAGTTACAACCGGTGAAGATAAGGTAATTTTTTGTATACCTTCTGACTATAATGCTTTAAAACTTATAGATGCTGATGCTTATGTTACAACAAATTCTACATCAGGATTACCTTCAATTGGTATTAGAAATGGTGCTACTCAGGAAATGTTAACTACTAATATTACCATTGACGCTAATGAAGCTACATCATATACGGCAGCTACTCAGCCTGTTATAGATACAGCATCGTCGCATGACCTTGTTAGTACTGGCGACTTATTACATATAGATATTGATGTTGCTGGTACAGGTGCAAAAGGATTAGGTATAATTTTGAGGTTCGGATGACTATTAGACATAATAGTTTTGAAGGTGGAACAAGTGGTACTACTGTTTCTGCTGCTAATAGTGGTGGTGTTAGTGGAAACGCTTGGAATATTGTTGTTGTTAATAGTGGAACATTAACATATGATACTACTACTAGATCAGGTATTTCTGCTTTATCTTTAAAGTATGGAACTATTAGTAACGCTAATGATTCTAATATACGTTGGACAGGGTTAAATGCAGACACACTTTATATTAGATTTTATTATATGACTACTAGTTTTGTTAATGTATATACATATATAAGTGATTATTACACTGCTGCTGGTGCTAGAAATGCACTTTTATTTATAGATAATTCTGGTCAGATGTTTGCTTATGATACTAATACAACTAATCAAGGTTTAATTACTACCTTAGCCATTAATACATGGTATAGAATTGAGATTAAACTTATTAGAAATGCTTCAGCAGGCTCTCTTTCTGTACGTATTTATACTAGTGTAGAAAGTTGGGGTACGCCAGCATTAAGCTATGCTACCAGTTCTATTAATACTGGAACTACAGCTACAGATCAAATTTTGATATTTACAAATAGTAGTGGTAGTAGTGGTACAGCAAGTGTTTATTTAGATGATATAGCTGTTGCTACTAATGATTGGATAGGACCTGTAACTAGACCAGTACCACAAATAACATTAAGCTAGGGGTAAGATATGCCATTAAGGAATTATCGTTTTCATGTAGTGGCATTGCCGCATACTATGGTTACTACTGAATATGTTCATTGCGCTTATACAGAAAAAATAAGAAAATTTTGTTTAATGATGATGAGTATTGGGCATGAAGTGTATTTATATGGTGCAGGCGATAAGAATGAAGCTCCCTGTACTGAATATATAGAGTGTCTTACGAGACAAGAACAGATAGATTGTGGGTTTGAAAAACCACAAGATAACCTTAACATAAAATTTGATCTTAATGAAACATATTGGCAGACTATGAACTTACATGCAATAAAAGAAATGATACAAAGAATACAACCTAAAGATTTTATATGTGTTATAGCAGGTACATGTCAACAGCCTATAGCAAAAGCATTCCCTCAAAATATAACAGTAGAATACGGCATTGGTTATAGTGGTGTATTTTCTGATTATAAGGTATTTGAAAGTTATGCTTGGATGCACACTATGTATGGTAGTATGTATGGTACTCATCAGGCTGATGGTAAATTTTATGATGAAGTAATACCAAATTCTTATGAAATAAATAAGTTTCCAGAAAGTTGGACTAAAGAAGAATATTATCTTTATATAGGCAGACTTACACAACGTAAGGGATATGAGATAGCTAGTCAAGTATGTGAAAAGCTTGGTAAAAGATTAATAATAGCAGGACAAGGTACTCCTCCTGCATATGGTGAATATGTTGGTTTAGTTGGTGAAAAACATCGTGGTGAACTTATGGCAGGAGCTACTGCTGTTTTTGTTCCTACGTTATATGTAGGCCCATGGGAAGGTGTAGCAGCCGAATCAATGTTATGTGGTACTCCAGTTATAACAACTGATTGGGGTGTTTTTCCAGAAATAGTATTACAAGGAAAAACTGGATATCGTTGTAGGACATTTCAAGAATTTTGTGATGCTACGACGAGAGTGGCTAATTATGTAAATAGAGAAATGATTCGTGATTATGCTCAAAGTATGTGGTCTACTAGTGTAATAAGATGGAAATATCAAACTTATTTTGATAGATTATATGGATTGTGGTCAGGTGGCTGGTATATGAAAGGAGATAACTGTGACAATTAAGAAAAGGCCAGTAGTAGATACTACACTGTCAAATGGTAATGGTGTAAAAACACCTAGCATATATGTTGATCCATTAAATACACAAGATCATAATTTGTCAAATACATTACGTGGCGAACAATTAATGAATGTACTTAATGGTCAAGTGAATGCAGAATCAGTAAAAGGGTCTATAGATCAATTTCAAGAGTATGGTATTACTGGTTTAAGGCGTATGGGTGGTTATGTTTATGAGGAGTTTCTTCCTCAATTGCAGCACAATAAAAAATATGCTATCTATAAAGAGATGTCAGAGAATGATCCTACTGTAAATGCTATTCTTTTTGCTATTGAAATGTTTTGTCGTATGGTAGAGTGGCGAATTGATGCGCCAACAGATGATGTAAAAGGCACAAAGAATGCTAAATTTGTGCGGTCGTGTATGATTGATATGTCACATACATGGGCTGATATGATTTCAGAAGTATTTTCTATGTTAAAGTTTGGATTTAGTACTCATGAAATAGTTTATAAGGTAAGACGAGGACCAGACCAAGACGATCCATCATTACGATCTCGTTATGATGATGGGATGATAGGTTGGCGTAAAATACCAATTCGTTCACAAGAATCATTGGTAGAATGGGTATTTGATGATGAGGGTGGTGTACAAGGCTATTTTCAGCGTGCATACCCTGATTGGGCTTTACGTTATATACCTATTGAAAAAACACTTCTTTTCCGTACTACTTCACAGAAAAACAACCCCGAAGGACGTGCCCTCAAATTAGATACACCTATACCTACACCTGATGGTTGGAAAACCATGGGCGAATTAAAAATAGGATCGCGTGTATTTGATGAACAAGGAAAAATTAGATATGTGACTGCGGAAAAGGTATGGATAAATCGTAAAACATATCGTGTAAATTTTTCGGATGGATCTTATATTGATGCTGATGAAAAGCATGAATGGCTTACTCAACAACAGCATGAACGTAATAATAAAATTAATCCTAAAATTCATACTACTGGTTATATTGCTAACACTATAAAGACTAAAGCTGGATTTACTAATCATAGTATTCCCTGGGCTAATGCTGTAGAGAATACGCCACAGCAGCTTTTATTAGATCCATGGTATTTAGGATTATGGCTTGGTGATGGTACCTCAAGAACTGGTGATATATCTTGTCATGCAGATGATGAAATAGAAACTGTTAGATTAATTGAAGAGGCTGGATATATAGCTAAAGCAGAAGTAAATGGCAATAGTAGTAGTAACGGCCGCTTGATACGTGTTATTGGTACACGTCAATTGTTACGTGCTATGGACTTGAAACTTAATAAGCATGTGCCAAAAGAATACTTGTTAGGATCTATTCAACAACGTGTCGATCTTTTAGCCGGTTTTATGGATTCTGATGGAACTGTAGATAAAGATGGTCGTTGCGAATTTACTAATACGAACATGCAATTAGTTGATAGTGTTGCAGAGTTAGTGCGTTCGTTAGGCATAAGTGCAAAGGTTTCACTTAGAAAAAGAGCCAATGGTATTAGTCACAAATTGGATTCCTATTGTGTAAAATTTACGCCTATGTTTATTCCATTTCGTTTACAGCGAAAAGTGGATAGATGTAAGCCTATTAGGGCACGACAAAATCACTATATAGTTTCTGTTAATTATATTGGAAATCATGACACTAAGTGTATAGAAGTAGATTCACCCAGCCATATGTATTTAGCAGGTAAGTCTTATATACAAACGCATAATTCGATTCTTCGAGGTGCTTATCGTCCATGGTATTTCAAGAAACGTATAGAAGAAATTGAGACTATTGGTACCGAGCGGGATTTAGCTGGGCTTCCGATGGTTACTGTACCTGCCGATATGTTCAATTCAAAACGTACTGAAGATATTGCATCTATGAAGGCTATGCGTACTCTTGTTAAGCAAGTGCGTAATGACGAGCAAACTGGTATTGTTTTTCCACAGGCTTATGACGATGATAAGAATCCACTATATAAATTTGAATTAATTAGTACTGGCGGGTCAAGAATGTTTGATACTACTACTATTATTCAGCGATGGGATGAACGCATTGCCTTAGTTGTTCTTGCTGATTTTGTATTTATGGGAAATACTGGCGGTTTAGGTGGTCGGGTTGGGGGTCGTGGCGGTTCTTATGCCATGAGTATTAATAAGAGCGAGATGTTCAAGCAAGCTATTTCAGCATGGTTGGATACTATTGCAGAGGTATTTAATCGTCATGCTATACCTAGATTATTTGCTTTAAATAACTTACCTCAAGATTCTTTACCGACATTAGCACATGAAGATGTTACTATTCCTGATCTCGATACTCTTGGAGCATTTGTACAAAATATGATGAACGCTGGTTGGGCAGATATTCTTTCTGATAAAAATTTGCGCGCATTTTTACTTAATCAAGCACAACTTCCACTTCCAGAAAGCCTTACTGAAGGTGAAATGGATTGGGATGAAGAAAGTGCTTTGGAAGATGATTCTGCAAAAGGTACTGAAGATGTAGTGTTTGCTGGTCCTACTGGAGTAGTACGAATTAAACCAGACGGAGAAACAGAAATTACTACAGCCCCGCCACCACCAATGGGTGGAGCTTCTGAAGATGATGCCCCTACACCTGGCGGAGCTAAGCCTGGTGGCCCACAGGGGCCTGCAAAGAGCACCCGGTTGAATCGTCCTGCTCAATCTCAGGGTGTAAAGAAGCCTCCAGCGGGATCTAAGCAAACTTCAACTAAATTACGTCGTCCAAATATGAATGAAAAATCTACGCCCACAAAGAAAAGTTAGGGGGTAAAATATGCCTACACCATCTATTACTAAAATTGTGGTAGTGGGTACTTATACTGATGCACAAGATATACCTATATCTGGAATAATTTCTTTTTCCCCTAATGTACCAGATGTAAGAGATCCATTAGATAATATTGTTATAACTGCGGAAGGGGTACATGCTAGTTTAGATAGTCAGGGTAAATTTAGTATAAGGTTACCATGTACAGATGATCCCAATACTGATCCTACTGGGTTTGCATACATAGTAAAAGAAAATTTCTTTGATCTTCCAAATAATATATATACAATAACATTATCAACAACGTTAGGTGATTCAGTAGATATTGCAGATATAGCTAAAAATTTACCTAATCAACCTATTTATGCGGTAATAGCTGGTCCAAGTGGTGCTACTGGTCCTACGGGTGTTACTGGTCCTACCGGAGTAATTGGTGTTACTGGGCCTATAGGTTCTACAGGCCCAATTGGTGGTACTGGTGATATTGGTCCTACTGGTGTGGTAGGAGCAACTGGGCCTATAGGTGTTACAGGTCCAATTGGTATTACAGGAGATGTTGGTCCAACCGGCCCTACAGGAGTAACAGGTGTAACAGGCCCTACAGGAGCTATGGGAGCTACTGGTGTTACTGGTGTAGTAGGAGTTACAGGAAATGTTGGTTCTACTGGTCCCGTTGGCGTTACTGGAAATGTTGGTGCTATTGGTGTAACTGGCTCAACTGGAGTTACTGGCTCAATTGGTCCTACAGGAATTACTGGTGATATTGGAGCTACTGGCCCTATAGGCCCAACCGGAGTAACAGGAGTTACTGGTAGTGGTGGTGCAGTAGGAGCTACCGGTCCTACAGGAGTTACTGGCCCAATTGGTGATACTGGAGCTACTGGTGATACTGGAGTAACTGGCTCTACAGGTGATACAGGCCCACTAGGAGTAACAGGAGCTACCGGCCCGACTGGAGTAACTGGTAGTACTGGTAGTGGTGGTGCAGTTGGAGCTACCGGCCCGACTGGAGTAACTGGTAGTACTGGTAGTGGTGGTGCAGTTGGAGCTACCGGCCCGACTGGAGTAACTGGTAGTACTGGTAGTGGT